ATTGCTCATCCCCATGATGATAATTGGTTGGCTTCTTTCAAGCTTAAAGCCAAAATTAAACCATGGTGGAATGTGTAGAATGAACAAAAGAAAGTTTTTATTTCAATGAATGCCTGGCAAGCAAAGCTCGCGGACTTCGCAGTAGTTCTCACCGCAGGCATGCTTCTTGCCACTGGTGGAATGATGATGAGCATCGGTCATCAACAAGTGAGAATAGCAGCTCAAATTGAAACCATCACGGAAAAATTAGACGTACTTACGGAAAACATGAAAATGATGGAGGAGCGAGTGCGCTCTTTGGAAATTAAACGCTAGGCTTTTATCAAAGGCATGACTCCCATGGAACCCATCGAATGGTTTGTTATTGGTGGCATTCTCGTTGCTGCTGCTGACCAGATTCTTGACCACTCCCCCTGGAAAAGTAACAACATTCTTCAGCTCGTCATGGAGGGCCTGAAGACCATCTTCCGTTCTAGCAAGTGAGCGAAGTCGCCAATTCCTGGGAAGGCGTAAGCCTCCATGCACGGCGCGTGGGGGCTAAATTTCCCGAGCTTGTAGCAGCACAATGGGCATGTGAAAGTGGCTTTGGAAAGCACACATCTGCTCGACATAATTACTTTGGCCTAAAAAGCTCTGGCGGCGCCAGTACAACGAGCACCACTAAAGAGTTTTACGATGGACAATGGATTACAATTAGGGCTGGTTTTATTGATTTCCCAAGCCTTGCCGCTTCCATTGAATACCTTGTATCTCGCTGGTATCTTGATTGGCGGTCGTACAAGGGCGTGAATCATGCCCCCAATAGAAACGCTGCAGCAAAGATGCTGCAAAATCAAGGCTATGCTACTGACCCTAACTATGCTGATAAACTCATTCGCTTAATGAATCAATATGCACCGTCATCAGTCATGAGCAATTCCCCTATTCGCCTTGCCAACGCAGCTAAATTTTACAAAGAAGAAAGCCATCAGCTTGCAGCATGGAATTGGCTTCAAGAAAAGCTGAGCAATGCCGAACTAGAGGAGTTTGCGGAGCTTTATCGAGCGGCTCCTGCTGCTAAACCTCCGCTCATCTCCAATCCGTTAAATATACCATATTTCAGCCAAAGGGATAACGTTTCTGGACAGGGGCAGCGAGAATGCTTTAGCAGCTCTTGCGCAATGATTGCAGCATATTATGGCAAGGTAAAAACTGATGATGAATATAATACTATTCGCGCTCGCTTTGGTGACACCACCAATGCCAATGCACAAGTCAAGGCCCTCCAGTCTCTTGGCCTAAAAGCTTCTTTTGTTGTTGATGGCAACGAAACATTGCTGCAAAATGAAATCAGGGCTGGCCGTCCAGTGGCAGTGGGATGGCTGCACCACGGGCCGTTTAATGCTCCCACGGGAGGCGGACATTGGAGCGTTGTCGTTGGTTTCAATGCTCAAGCTTATATTCACAATGATCCCTTCGGTCAGGCCAATATTATCAAAGGAGGTTATATCGGCGCCAACGGTGGGCAAAATATTGCCTATGGGAAACAGAATTGGCTGCCCCGTTGGAGAGTGGATGGCACTGGCGGATGGGCCGTGTTAGTAAGCAAATGACAAACGAAGCCATCTTCAATGCACTTTGCCACGAACTAGCGCTATTCGCCATTCGCAAATGGCCGTCGCTTACCTTTAATCCATGGATCAAAGCGCTGCTTGCCTGGTGCAAGCCTGATTGGACAGAATGGAAAACCCAGCAAACTGTCAAGAAAGTTGACGAGCAAGCTACTGAGCTAGTGAAGCAATGGGAAAAAGAGGGGCGGGAAATCGTTGCCGATAAGCTTGCTAGCAAAGCCCAGGAGCTGTTTCCAGCAGCCACAATCACTCCCTTGCCTGATGCCATTGTCCCTTCCGTGATGATCGTTCACGAGGCTCCTGAGAGTGCTAGCGACGCTGTTAAAGCCTTGGGAGGTGAGCTTCGTATTACTTGGACTTTAGACGGACTAAAATAAGAACAGACAATTTATTGCCATGGAAATCATTGTTGGTTTGGTAATGTTTTCCGCAGGAATGGCAATGGCTAGTCGCATGTACCATCAATGCGTTCATCCTTACCATCCTTCATGCAAGCTTTCTGCTCAACCTCCAAGCCTAAAAAAATAAGGTTGTGTAGTTTCATGTAGTGGCAAGACATGCCATCCATATAGTCCACATTGAAGGTGTCGTACATGGCGTGACGATAGGAACCACGCTCTTCGACCTCTGCTTTATACATCAAGCCCACCACTTGCCTGAAGGCCCTTGCCCTTTCGTCCATTGAAAGACTATCCCACCAAGCTTGGTCTTCAGCCCTCATGGTTTGATCGCTTTCGTTCCACGCCTGACGTAGAGCTTGTAGCTCAGGGGAATTAAGCCAGTCCATCAGCGATGAAGCCTTGTCTTGAGTTGAAACCACTTTTCCTTTTCTGTTTCAAAGTAATCTAACCATGAATCAATGGCAGCATCAATGGCTTCTAGTGCTTTCTCTGCGCCGTCGTCAGGGCTGCTGACCAGCTCTTGTAGTGCTTCAGCAATGGCATCCACTTGCGCTTTGTAATGGTCGTCCATGATCCATGAAGCGTGACGCCTTAGCTTACAGCACTTCTCGCCAACCAAGCAAACCAGTGGCGCTTTCAGCGCTGCTGCATTGAATGGTCAAGATAACGATGTCACTTTCTCCTGCTGCATTGCTACCAAGAGCTAGGTCAAGAGCCCGTTGTGGATGAAATTCAATGGCACTGCGAGCAGAAGCTAAGCCAGCATTGATGACTGTACCGCCACTAAAAGTGCCGCTGCTCATGGTTTGCACATTTCCCCTGCCATTGGCGGCTTCTAACCAAGTGCCGCTTACAGTGGGGTTCAGTCGCATTCGCCATTCAGCCACCACATTATCATTCTGTTTTCCGCCAAGACTTACGTCTATTTGCGCAGGTAAAATTAGATTATCAGTGCGTCCACTGGCCATTCTGATGGCAGCCACCATGGTTTCAGTAGAGATGGAAGCAAAGTTAGAAGCGCCCCGCCCAGCAGTGTAAATGGCTCCAGCAGGCTCATAGCCTCCCTCGCTTGCTACGTTGGAGCAGATTTGCTTCATGCTGCCACTAACCGTAGCAGTGGCTCTAACGGCATAGGACAATGGCAAAACGGCAGTGGTCATATATACAACGTCAAGTGAATTGGCATGATTAAATTCATGGCAATAGTAATACTCGCCGTCTAAAACAAATCCACACCTCACTCGTCCCACTCCCAACCATTCAAGATCAGTAGTAAAGATATTAGTCTTAGCAAGATTTAGCCATGAGGCAGTATCAATATTCCATTCGCTTTGGTCTATCACTCTTTCCACTGGGCTTCCCGTGGTAGAGCTGCGAATGACAAATTGAACGGTGGCACCACTGGCACGCAGCATGATGCCATTGTTATCGTCAAATAAGCCTACTTCCTGAATTAAGCCTGCTTGGGGTGTGCTACCAGCAAAGCTTTGCAAAACGCTCAATCCCTTACCTGGCTGATAGGGAAAGCGCCTTCTTGTGCGCCTGAGGACGCTATGCCCAGAAGCCGTTACCGTCATCAGCACAGAGCTTTCATTTGGCAAGTGCGTAGACGTGCCGCCACTAATCGTTTCGTTCCATAGCTCTGCATTCTTACTGTGACGCAGTACGCTATCGAACAAGGTAAAAGGCTGACTGACGCGCTGCCTGCCAAAGGCATCTACGGCGCCACTGTCAGCCCCTTGCTTTAGCAATTGTCCGCGATGGTCAGCTTGAATGGCGGTTTCAAACTGCTCTCCACCTCGAACTACTTGGCCCATTTTATTTAGTCGCCTTTTTTATATCATAGCCGCAATGAGCTTCGCCATATTCCATTGCTAGCGCGTCAAATGCAGCTACGACGCTTTGAGGAGCATAACCACAGCCCAGCATGAATTGGTAGAACTGGCGCGTCAGGCCAAAGGCATTTACTTCTTGGCATTGATGAATAATTTCTTGATAGCCAGCAGTATCGCTTGTTGCCTCGCTGCAAGAGAAACGATGGGAAAAGGAATAGGAATTCGTGAAAGCCATGGCAAAGAAAAAGGCCAGCCCGTAGGCTAGCCTTGCATCATGCGACTGTCAACCGCGCCCTTGCCCTCTGGTCGGCTTCCTGCCACGTCTGCGAGGACGAGAATGCTGCCCTTGTCCAATGGAAGTGGTCTTCGGGGGGCCGGGCTCATGCTGACGTTTAAGGGCGGCACTGCCGCCTTTGGTTTTGACGGCCATTATTTGCCCTCACCATCGCTTTCTTCTTGAGCAGGTTCCTCTTCAGGAGCATACTCAAGAGAGTCAAGAGCGGGCTGGAGCATGCCAGCAGCAGCGTTGATCAGTGGACCGTCGCCAGTCAGACGGGCGCTGACATAGGAATTAATGGCAGCGATAAGTTCGCTTTTTTTGCAGGTCATAAAACAGCAACACGTTCAGTTTTTTATTGTACAAGAAGCTGTTTCTGCTGGAATGCGGTTATCAATACATGTAAGCTGAATTAAGGAATTAGCTTCACACGCTAGGCGAGAATATCGGTGATGAAATCGCGATCAGGTTGGAGATTTTCACCGTTGCGTAGGATGTCGCCGTTGAGACCATCCATGAGCCATAGCGAACGACCCTGGTTCCAAGCCTTGCGGAGTCCGGCGACATTGCTTGAAAGTGCCCAGGCGTGATCGGTGTCGAGGATCTGCGGCCCTTTAAAGCCTGGCAGGCGACGCACTCCACCAGCGCGAGTTGAGTTGTTGGGAATGATGAAGTCAGCCCCAACTTTCGTCATCCAGGATTGGTCGCGGTAAAGGCCGGTGACATAACTGACGCCAACAGGCTGATCGGTGCGATCTTCAACCCATTTGACGACTTTCCGCTGGAACCAAGGGACGGAGTTGCGGTGCAGCTCGTTGCCGACTTCGTAGATCACGTTGCTGAATCCTGTCAGCGTGTCGATCACCTTGCGGACGTGCGCCCGCTGGAAGCGATTCCACGGGCCTTTGGTGTGAACCTCAGATGGTCCGCTTGGTCCCAAACCGTTAAATGGGTGATTGGTCCAACCCTTGGGGAAATAGGAGGTGAAAGCGTTGTCGAACAGCACCACGCCGGTAACAATGTCGCGCTTGGCGGCCTGGCTGACGACGGTTTTGAGGCGGTCGTAGTAACGCTGGTTGAGGCTGCCGTCGCGTTTCCAGGGGACAGCGCCAACGCGAACAGTGCCGGTGGAGTCGGATCCCCATGCAGAACCCTGAAGCACCATGCCTCGGGTTTCAATGGTCCAGAGGCGTGTAAAGTTGCCAACGAGCCGGCTCAGTGGAGTTGTTTTGCCGTCGAATGGTTGAACGGTGTTCCAGGTATGGCTGCCGGCTCGATGGGCGAACATCACTAGATGTCCTCAAGGTTGGCGATAGCCCAAGTGAATGTGGTCACGGGTGTGGAGATAGGCATGGGGATAGTGTAGTAGCGAGAGTGAGTAGTAAAGGGGACTACTTACCCGCAGCAATGGCATCCGTGAGTGGTGCAAGGTCTTCTGTGGTCCAGAAGTCCTTGGCGATCATAATTTCTAGATGTTCCACATTACGGTTAATACAGTCTTGTTCTTCTTCAGTTAACGAGGGCTTAGCCAGTAGG